TGCTGCTCTTCATGAGGGAATTCGTCAGCGTAAGTTGAAAGAGCAAGATGACAAACTAAACTATGAAACAGGAGGCAAATGAAACTATTAACACTCGAAGATTATGAATTAGCAGGTCAAACATTTTGGCCTAAGTATTGGTATATTGCCAAAGAACTTGGTGAAGGTGCTAAGACAGAAGACATTCTTAAATGCATGGAAGCAGTTGGTGGTGTTGCACTGAAATTGGCATTAGAAGAAAAGGGAGCAGGTCCATTTGGATTTAATAAAAAAGACATGGATCAATGGACTGATTGAAATAAATAGAGGCATACGCCTCTTTTTTAATGCCTTCTCTATCTGGTAATTCTACAAATGGCACTCCGAATTGGGATAAGTATGTAACTAATAATAATTATCAATCGATCAAATATACTATTGAAACTGCAGCATTACTTTTTAAAAACGTAACAAATACAAAGGAAGAACATATTTTAGAAGAATTGGCACCTGGGACAATACTGGATATAACAAGTCCGACAAAAGTTAATATAAGTGCAACAAAACCATCTGGAATTGATCGCGCAATTAGCTCAAAACCTGCCGCCAGAGTTAGGATTAATAGTACAGATGGTTATGTTCTGATTAACAAAATTAAGAAACCCACGAATGCACCAGATAAAGTTGAAAAACGAACCATTACTATGGCACAAAATACACTTACTCAATTGAAAAGAATAGCTCAAGTTGGTAATAAACCTAAGAGTGGTATTGATATTGAGGTTGAAGGATTTGGTTTGATAAACGATGTTGCTACGGTAGAAAAGATTCCAGAAAGAGTTAATAATAGAGAAGCAAAGGCGGATATTGTTCTTAAAGATTCAAAAGGTAACAGATTAATTTACATATCACATAAAGCTGCAGGTGGTGCTGGAGCCTTCCAGCAATATGGTGGAATATCTGAAACTGCTGGTACTAAGGAAATGCCTGGATTAGTTTATAACAATCCAGAAGTACAACAGTTTTTGAATAATCTGTATTCTCTTTATCAATCTTCTTTGGATGGTACTGGAAATAATTTAAATCCATTTTCAAATGGTCAGTTAACTGTAGGAAGATTATATCGACCTATAAGAGATATGACTCTCATAAATCAATCCGTTTTTGGGCCTGGATTTGGTGGACCATCAGGAATTGATAATGTTGATGTGATTGCACAGGGACCATTCATATTCAAACCATATATAAATTCTGAGGGTGACATTACATTTACTCTGAGATGGGATCATTTTGATTATCGTGGTGGTGACATTGATGATTTTAACAGTGGTCAATATCAGGCACTTTTAGTTTCAAGAAGTGCAAGTGATAGAAGAACAAAAACATCTCAGGGAGATATACCAGGAGTAAGAACTGGTATTTTTAACAGATCCTATCTATCTGGTCAGTCTGTAAACATTGATGCAATTTTATAATAAATAATATTATGAAAAACTTTCTAGCGTTTATCACAGAAACATCGAGAGCCGCTACCCAAGCAAAGGCGATGGGCTTGACAGGAGACGGTCATGGGGACTATTATGATAAGGAAGGAAACCTTATCGCTAAAACTGTGCGCGGTCAACTGAAGATCTTCCAAAAGAAAACCAAAACTCCAGATCAGGAAACTCAGAAACAACAGACTCAACAGGAACCAGATAATGCTCCACCCGTTGAGAAAACAAAAGGAGCACTCACCATAGGATTTGGACGTTTTAATCCACCTACAACTGGTCATGAAAAATTAATCAATAATATCAGGGCTACTGCTGGTCAAGGCGAATATAAAATTTACCCTTCACACAGTGAAGATCCTAAGAAAAATCCTCTGGATTCAATCACTAAAGTTGAATTCATGAAGAAGATGTTCCCTGATCATGCCAATAATATTGTGCATGATACTAAGATGAGAACCATCTTTGATGTTCTCAAGGGAGCGCACAATGATGGTCATACTGAAGTAAATATCGTTGTTGGTGCTGATCGTCAAGCAGAATTTGAGAACTTAGCTAATAAGTATAATGGTTCTTTGTATTCATTTGAGAAGATCAATGTAATTTCTGCGGGTGATCGTGATCCAGATTCTGAGGGTGTGGAGGGAATGTCTGCATCTAAAATGAGAAAAGCAGCTGCAGAAGGTGATTTTGAGACCTTTGTATCTGGTCTTCCTAAGAAATTAAAACCCAAAGATGCCGAGACAATGTTTTTGACTGTCAGGCAAAAGATGGGTATTGAAGAAGGATATGAACTTTGGCAGATTGCACCTAAGTATGATTGGAAAGGTCTGAGAGAAAACTTCGTTCTTGGAAATGTATTTAAGGTTGGTTCTTTAGTTGAGAATCTGGTAACTGGTTTTATTGGAAAAATTATTAGAAGAGGAACAAATCATATTATCTCCGTAACAAAAGAGGGATACTTATTCAAGTCTTGGATTAAAGATGTAAATGAGGTATATGAGTTTGGAACTGATTCCTATCGTGAATATGTTCAGGGAATGACTCCAAGAGAGAAAGTTCAGTCATTCATAAATAAAAGTAAGAAAAGACGTACCCGTAATTAAGGACGATGAATAGAACTTTTTTTGAAGAACTCCCCGCAAGAAAAGTAGGTGGCCCTGTAGTATCTGCTGGTGGTCCTAAAAAACCTGCTGCCAAAAGTAATACCTCTTCAGATGAAGGTGGTAATACTGAAGAAAAGTCTGCTAAAAAAGTTCGACAGGCTGTATACGATATTAGATATCGTGCTCGTAGAGAGGGTGTTGATCTAAAGGCGGCATATGGTCAGTATATGGGCAATACAACCATGACTGGCCCAGAGAAAGATTCTGTCAAGCAGAAGTTATTTGGTGAGGCATACAGTCCCATTCAAAAACAAATTATTGCAAACAAGGAAGAAACTATTAAAAAGATTAAGGGCACTTTTGAAGGACCTAATCACGATAAAAATAAGTACGGTGAACCTGTAGAAGAAGAAACCAAAGGCGAAGGTCCTAATAAGAAATTTAAGGTACGTGTAACGGATAAAACAAGTGGTAGAACTTATGTTCGTTTTGCCGATAGAGAAAAAATCGGATCACTTCGTTCCAATCCAAATATCAAATCTGTTGAAATGACAGAATATGGATCACCTTATGAAGGTGAGGCTAAGAAAGGTGAGCAAACTGCTGCTACGAAATCTGGTAAAGGTCTAGATCCAGTTGGTAAGGAAGATGGTGATGTTGATAATGATGGTGATAAGGATAAGTCAGATAAGTATCTTCTAAATCGTCGTAGTAAAGTTAGTGCGGCAATCGCTAAGAATGAAGAAGTTGAGAAAGTTGATGAAGGTTTACTTGATTTTTTAAATCCAAAGAGTCAAGAAAATGTAAGAAAAGGAACTTATCACAAAGATCCTAAACGTAAGGAGGGAACTATCTACAGCAACGTTTCAAAAAGAAATGAGATGCTGAAAAAACTTCAAAATCAATCCTATCAACCAGAAGGTGAACAGATTGATGAATTGCTAGGACCTGAAGCTGCAGGAAAAGCAGATAGGTTCATGAAGAAAGTTCAAGGTGGTATGGAGCGAATGGGTATCAAGATCAATCGTGGAGAGAAGGGCACTGCTCGTCCATCTGCTAAAACTAAAGAGACCATTCGTCAGAATAAGCAGAGTAACGAAGAGTTTACTTATAGAGAAATCTCTAAGTTTAACAACTGGAGAGAAGAATTTATATATGAAATGGGTGATGAAATTGACTCTGAAACCCAGAAGAAGGTTACTGAAAAAAAGGTTTCAAATAAAATCAAAATTAATCCTCAGCAAGGAACAGCATCCTCTTGATAAAGTTAAATTTGATATATATAATGTCTTTTAAGTGACTATCATGTTATCTTTTCTTTTACCACTAGCATCAAAAATTATCACTGATGTAGTTGTCAAAATTCCTGATAATGAAGAACTAGGTGAGAAACTAATTGACATTTGCATTGCAATTCTTGAGAAGGCAGTAACCCTCACTAAGACTGACATGGATGATAAATTACTACTTACCGTTGTTCAGGCAATTAAAACCCGCCCAGAATGATTATAAAGGAGACCCTTAAATCGGGTCTCCTTTTTTTATAAATATCTTTATACTAAAGTTTAAAGCAGGGCAAGAAACATGGCTCTTTGGAGTAATAACGACAACATCGGTGTAAGTTCAATTAATGCACTTGCCAATGTAGGCAGTGGTCTCGGCATTGTGACCGTTACTTCTGCTGGTGCTGTGACTGGTGGTATTGGTGTTTGTACTTTTACCAACCTTGAAGTTGGCAACACCATCTTACTTGGTCTAGGCCAAACTTCTGGTTTTGGAGTTATCACTTCAATCGCCAGTAGCACCAGCATGAGCATCACAACTTCTGCTGTTGATAACAGACCTTGGAATGCAAATAATGATTACGAAACTAGATATATGAAGTTCTCTACTCAGCCAGTAAGTGCTGATGAGGATCCCTCATTCGCACCATCTTCTGCTGACGACCAGCGTGGTTACAACAGCAAAATCTTTGCAATCACCGATGGTATTCTTGGTGAGAAAGGAAGCGATTATCTAGATGCTATTTCTCATGGCGGTTGGGTAGGTGTTACTACTTACACTGATAATCACGGAGAACTTCGTATCAAGACTGAGACTCTAGTTGCAATGTCTGGAATCAGCACTGGCAATAGAGATTATCCTATTAACCTTTAATTTTTAGATGAAGTTTTCTGAGTTGAACGATAAAAATTATCTTCTTTTTGCCATTAAATATTACGACAGTCCACAGGCAGTAACTGAAGATGATTTTTACGATGATTTAAAACGATTTAAGTACGTTAAAAGATTGTTTAAAAGATACGAGTCAACTGGTGTACTCAAAGTTAATTTGATACTTAACCATTTGATTATCCTCTTTAACATCTTTGGTGAAGCCGCAGTCCCTCTTCTTTTTTATAAGTTGGAACAGGAACTGTGGCCGTGCGCCAAAACTTTTTTAGTATTTTTGAATCGTTTCCCAGAATACCCAAGATCATCGTTGACTGATATACTACTAGATGATGAATGTCTAAAAATTTTAAATCAAGTATGATGGACAAGTCCAAATTAAACAGAATAATAAATATTTTTCGTGAAGAAATGTCCTTAGGTGGTGGTGGTGCCATGTACAGAGGATCTGAGAAATCAGACTCTGGATCTCCTACAGCTGGTTATGATCCTGTTCTTGAATTTGACGGCAGAAAAAAAAAGTATAAGTCTCTCAGTAAATTTTATCAGGACTCTATAAGAAATCTGAAAAATGGAAACAAACGACAAGCAGCACTACGATCAGAATAATGGCAGACATTAATTCCGCTATCCTAGAAAGATTAGAAAAGGTAGTTGATTCATTACAGGATAATTCTGTAAAGATGGGTCAACTACTTGCAGTACATAACGAAAAACTATCCACACAGAGTGAAGTCGATGGAATTCTATTTGAAAAAATAGATAGACTTCATTCAGATCTCAATAAAGAGACTGATAATATAAAGAAAGGATGTGAGAGAGACATCCGTCTAGTAGATGATAGACTCAGGATGATGGAGAAAAAGATGTGGTCCATCTTTGGTGGTCTCGCTGTGATCTCATTCCTGGTTAGTGTGCCAGGTCAAGCATTGCTTAGGTCATTGACACCTGCCGCAAATACGAGTATGATGACTGGAGAATATTTACTATCTAATGGACCTGATAGACAGCAAATTCATCGGGCTCGTATCCACAAGATTATCTAAGTTTAAAAAAGTAAAGGCAGACTTATATAATTTTCGATGTCCGATCTGTGGAGATTCTAAGAAGAATAAGAATAAAGCTAGAGCATACATTTATGCTATAAAGAATAATGCAAACTTTAAGTGCCACAACTGTGGTTCTAGTTTGTCATTCAATAATTTTCTTAAGGATCAAGATCCACAACTCCATAGACAATATAAACTAGAAAAGTTTAAGAGTGGTTTTACTGGGAAAAACTTTGTAGTTAATGAACCTGAATTTGTTTTTGAAAAACCTAAGTTTATACAGAGAATCGTTCTTCCTTTATGTAGTGAGGTAGAAAGTGCTTCAACCTATCTACGTAATCGTGGAATAGATCCTACCAAGTTTCATTTTGCGGAAGACTTTGGTCAATTTGTGCGATCGTTCAAAGGCATGGATCACCAAAACCTACGTAAAGAGCCTAGAATCGTCATCCCAATCTATTATAAAAAGAATCTAATTGGATTCCAAGGTAGGGCTTTAGATTCTAAATCTGTTAAATACATAACCATCATGCTTGAAGAGGGAGCACCGAAAATATATGGACTTGACACAATCGATCAAAAATTACCAGTCTACGTGGTCGAAGGACCCTTTGACAGCACTTTCATTAACAATAGCGTGGCTTTGTGTGGCGCTGACGGTGACTTGGGTTATCTTAAAGGAAGCGATTGCGTTTATACTTTTGATAACGAGCCCCGTAATAGCGAGATTGTTAGACGTATCGGAAGAGTTATATCTAGAGGCGAAAAAGTCGTCATCTGGCCAACAAACATAACCGAAAAAGATATAAATGATATGGTCCTTGCTGGACATAATGCTCAAGAAGTGATAGAATCAAATACCTACTCTGGATTAGAGGCAAAACTTAAGTTCAACACCTGGAAAAAGATATGAGTAACGGCATCAAGGTTAAAAAACGTAATGGATTGATTGAGCCAATCAACCTAGACAAAATGCATCTGATGGTAGATGCAGCATGTGAAGGACTTGCAGGTGTTTCTGCAAGTCAAGTAGAGATTCAATCTGGTATTCAGTTTTATGATGGAATTACTACAGCAGAAATTCAAGAGATTCTAATTCGTTCTGCTTCTGATCTGATTGATTTGGAGCATCCTAATTATCAATTTGTTGCTGCACGTCTTCTACTATTTGCTGTTCGCAAACAAATTTATGGAAAGATGAGAGATCTTCCAGATCTTTATTCTCATATTACTAATTGTTTAGAGAATGGCATCTATGATGAGGCTATCCTAGATAATTATACTGAAGAAGAAATTGAGAAGATTGAATCTTGGATTGATCATGAAAGAGATTTCTTGTTTACATATGCTGGCCTTCGTCAGGTAGTTGACAAATATCTAGTGCAAGATAGAAGCACTGGAAATGTATATGAATCTCCACAGTTCATGTATATTATGATTGCACTCACTATTTTCTCAGAGTATCCCAAAGAAACTAGGTTAAATTATGTCAAAAGATACTACGACGCAATCTCAAGACACAAAATCAACATTCCCACACCTATCATGGCAGGGGTGCGAACTCCACTTCGACAGTTTGCTAGCTGTGTTCTTGTTGATGTTGATGACACCCTCGATAGTATCTTTTCTAGTGACATGGCGATTGGCCGCTATGTTGCTCAACGTGCAGGAATCGGTATCAACGCAGGCAGAATCCGTGGCATCAACAGTAAGATCCGAGGTGGTGAAGTACAACACACGGGTGTTGTCCCGTTCCTTAAAAAGTTTGAATCAACTGTACGATGTTGCACTCAAAATGGGATTCGTGGAGGTTCAGCAACAGTCCACTTCCCAATCTGGCACACAGAAATAGAAGACATTATTGTTCTTAAGAATAATAAGGGAACAGAAGACAATCGAGTGAGGAAACTTGACTACTCAATCCAAATTTCAAAAATTTTCTATGAACGTTTCATTGCGGATGGGGAGATTAGCTTATTCTCACCGCATGACGTACCAGGTTTGTATGATGCTTTTGGTACTGATGACTTTGACACTCTATATCGGATGCATGAACTCAATGATGCTGTTCCAAGAAAGACTGTCGGGGCACAGGAACTCTTTCTAAGTATTCTCAAAGAGAGAGCAGAGACTGGTCGTTTGTATATCATGAACATCGATCACTGCAATTCGCATTCATCCTTCCTAGACAAGGTAAGTATGTCTAATCTCTGTCAAGAGATTACTCTTCCTACAGATCCTCTTCAGCATATTGATGGCAAAGGTGAAATTGCTTTGTGTATTCTCTCTGCCGTTAATGTTGGTAAAGTTCGCACTGATGATGAGTTGGAAGATCTATGTGATCTTTCTGTTCGTAGTCTAGAAGAACTGATTGATTATCAGAAGTATCCTATCATTGCTGCTGAAATAGCCACAAAGGCACGTAGATCCCTTGGAGTTGGTTATATCGGTCTTGCACATTACCTTGCCAAACTTGGATTCAAGTATGACTCACAGGAGGCATGGGACGCTGTTCATGGACTGTCAGAATCATTCCAATATTACCTTCTAAAAGCATCAAATCAACTTGCCAAAGAGAAGGGTGCATGTGAATATTTCCATAGGACTAAATATGCAAATGGTATCTTGCCAATTGACACATACAAACAAGATGTAAACGAGATTACTAGTATTGATTATGAGCATGATTGGGAATCTCTTAGGACATCTATCACCACCTACGGACTACGGCACTCAACATTGTCAGCACAAATGCCTTCGGAGAGCAGTTCCGTTGTGTCAAACGCAACCAATGGAATTGAGCCTCCTCGCGGATATCTGTCCGTTAAGAAGTCCAAGAAAGGACCTCTTAAGCAAATTGTTCCTGGGTTCAATACATTAAAGAATAATTATACTTTGTTATGGGATATGAAATCCAACGATGGATATGTTAAAATAGTCTCGGTCATGCAAAAATTCTTTGATCAAGCCATCAGTGGAAACTGGAGTTATAATCCACAAAATTATCCCGATAATGAAGTACCTGTATCAGTCATGGCAAATGACCTATTGACTACATATAAGTACGGGTGGAAAACATCTTACTATCAAAATACTTATGATAATAAGACTGATGAAGTTGATGATAGAGATGATAAAATTGAAAAATTAAATTCACTAATTCAAGAAATAGAAGAGGGGGAAGACTGTGAGTCTTGTACAATTTAAGACAAATGATTCATCAAAATATAATAAGAAGGTAGATTCAATTACAGTTTTTAATTCTCAACCCGTAAACACCTTAAAACAACCAATGTTTTTTGGTGCTCCACTAGGAGTTCAGAGATATGATTCTTATAAGTATCCTATCTTTGAAAAATTAACCACCCAACAACTGGGGTATTTCTGGCGTCCTGAAGAGGTTTCCCTCCAAAAGGATCGTGCAGATTATCAAACCCTACGTCCAGAGCAAAAGCACATCTTTACTTCCAATTTGAAGTATCAAGTCATGCTAGACTCTGTACAGGGAAGAGGCCCTGGTATGGCGTTCGCGCCCTACTGCTCTCTTCCTGAACTCGAAGCCTGTATGAAGGTCTGGGAATTTATGGAGATGATCCATAGTCGTTCCTATACATATATCATTAAAAATGTATATGCCAACCCTTCAGAAATCTTCGATACCATACTCCAAGACCCTAAGATTTTAGAGAGAGCAACGTCTGTCACTGAATCTTACGATGATTTTATATCAAGTGCTGCAGAATATGCTAGCAGTAACATGTGGAGACATGTCTTGGATGAGGTTCCTGTAGCCGAATCAACTCTCTATGAACTCAAAAGAAAACTCTACCGAGCAGTCGCAAACGTCAACATCCTGGAAGGAATTAGGTTCTATGTCTCCTTCGCATGTTCGTTCGCATTTGGAGAACTTAAGCTTATGGAAGGATCGGCTAAAATCATTAGCCTTATCTCCAGGGACGAAAACCAACATTTGGTCATCACGCAAAACATTTTAAATAAGTGGAAACAAGGTGATGATCCTGATATGCAAAAAATTGCTGCGGAAGAGGAGTCTTGGGTAATTAAAACATTTGAATCTGCAGTCAACCAAGAAAAACTTTGGGCAGAATATCTGTTCAAAAATGGTTCAATGATTGGTTTGAATGACAAATTACTGAAAAATTATGTGGAATGGATTGCAAACAGGCGCATGAAATCTATTGGTATCAAACCAATTTATGATATTGCAGCGAAAAACAATCCACTTCCTTGGACCGAACACTGGATTTCTTCTAAAGGACTCCAAGTAGCCCCGCAAGAAACTGAGGTAGAAAGTTATGTCGTCGGTGGAATCAAACAAGATGTCAAAAAAGACTCCTTCACAGGATTCAAACTTTGATGAGTTTAGAAAAATATGGGAAGAGATGGATCGTATTGAACCATTGACTCCTATCATAGTAAGGAATGAGAAGGGTTAACGCCCTTCTTTTTTTTATAAATAAAAGCAGGAAAAAGTTGTTTCAAAAAAAATGCAGCCCTCTAATCAATTAAAAGGACTAGTTGAGTCATATAATTCGGTATATGCCAACAGACAGGAACTCGAAGAAGCAAAGGTAATTGCCGAGACTGTCATCAACTCTGTAGGTGTTTGCATGGTTGAGCAGGGTTATAATGAGTCCGACGTAAAAGAATTCTTTAAAACATCATCAATCGCTAAAATTCGTGACGTATTTGAAGAGTCACTTCAAAGTGAAGGTGTTCAAAAACATTTGAACCAAGAAACAAATCTATTTGAAACTCATCTAAGATATATTCCTGGTGCCATGGCAACCAGAATTAAGAATGAGTCTCCAGAGGTTTTTAGTAGACTTACTCTTTGTATCAGTGAAGCATGTCTTGACGAAGCCGAGAATGGCATGTTCGGTCTCGCAAGAATGGCTGGACAAATCAAAAGAGCTGGCGCAAAGATGTTCGGTAACGCATCACAAAGAAATTCTGCTGTAAGTTACGAGAAGTCTTATGATGATATTAATCAGCGCAGAGGGCAAGGCATTGGTACTAGAAAAACTGTAACCAAAGGTGAGATTGACGCAGAAACCGCTGGTCGCCGTAGGGCAGATCCAAACTACAAGCCTGGTCAAGGTGTTGATAGTGGATCCAAAACTAAGGTAGAACCTAAGGCATCAACAACTAAAGCAGAACCTAAGTCTAGAATCGATACTACTATAACAAAACCACAAAAACCTGCTGCAGCTGCAAAACCTGCAAAACCTACACTTACTGCGAAACAAACTGCAAGTAACGCCGAGTATGATCGACTAAGAAAGTCTGATCCTGCTGCTGCTAAGAAGTTTGGCATGGCTGCATCCAAGTCCAACAAGCCTAAAACTCCTAATCCTTTGATGTCTTCTCCTGCATCAAAGGCACCTTCTGGAAGAACTGCACTCAAGTCAAGTCGTTTGAGTGCTGCATTGGATGGAGTTAAGAAGGTCAAGAAGGAGTCCAGTGAACTAGACCTAGTTCTTCAGCACCTCGTCTCTGAGGGCATTGCAGACTCCCTACAAGGCGCTCTAGTCATGGTTGAGGGAATGAGTGATCAGTTCATCAACAGCATCATTGAGCAGGCTCAGATGGGTTCTGCGATGGTTGAATTCCTACTTCAGAACGGCGAAGCTGAAACTGTTGAGGAAGCACAATACATCATCTCCGAGTTAGACGAAGAGAACATTGATCTTCTTATTCAGAGTATTACTGAAGGTCCTCAAGCTTTCCCTTTTAAAAAGGTTGAAAAGAAGATGGACAAGTTGCGTCCTGGTGCTAGTGCCAAAAATATTGACCGAACGTCTACTAGATTCAACGCACTTGGTGCAGCGAGATCAGCAGCACAGCGTCGTGAAGGAGGGGTCTAAGACATTTCTTAACATTCTGAAGGGGGCCTTGACAGGTCCCCTTTTTTTATGTACAATTGCCTTGTTAGAGGTAAAGAGGGATGAACAAAGCTAAACTTAAAGTATTAGTAATGGCTATCAAAGAGATTATTGAAGAACTTGAGTCTGAGGTTTATTCAGATACAGAAGCATATACGGCACCAGTCGAAGGGATGGTTGGTGATTATGATGAAATATTTGATGACGATGATGGTTATCCAGACTAACTAAATATTTTTAGTTTAGTCATGATTATGTGGCAGAAAGCAAAGAATATGAGAATCCCTGGATCTATTGTGGCAGCGTCTTTGACGGGAGTCTTATTGGGGACAACTATGGTTTTGTTTACAAGATTACCTGTAGCACCACCAACCGTTCCTACATTGGAAGAAAATACTTCATACAAAAACGAAAGCCTAGAAGTAGTAGTACTACTGGCAAGCGGCGAAGAGTTACAAGTGAGAGTGACTGGAGAAAGTACTATGGTAGTTGTCCAGAGCTTAAAGAGGATATTAAACAGTATGGACGGGAGTCTTTTGCTAGAGAAATCCTCTCCTTACACCTTACCCCTGGAAAAGTCAACTATGAGGAGACTCGTCAACTCTTCATCAATAATGTCCTGACCGAGGCCCTTGACAATGGCACCCCTGCCTTCTATAATAGCAACATTCTCGGAAGGTACTACCGCAAAGATTATTTTAATTATGATTAAACGAATTCTAGCCTTGACAGCACTGACACTTACTAGTTCTGCTTGTGCATATCCATCCATTACAGAGATTGATTCTCCTACTCCTCCTGTAGCAGAAGTTCCAGCAATCCAATATGATCTCACCTGGAAGTGCCCTGATTGTACTCCCAATGAGCAGTATGTTCTTGAAGAACTTCAAAAACAAACAAAAATTACTGATAAGAATGCTCTTGCTACCATCTTAGGTAACATTCAGCAAGAATCAAAGTTCATTGCTAACATCTGTGAAGGTGGTGCTCGTGTCTCCTACACCGAATGTAAGTATGGTGGATTTGGTTTGATCCAGTGGACTAGTATTGGTCGCTACAAAGGTCTTGGTAACTTCTGTGCTAAGTATGTTTGTGATCCATCTTCTATTGAAGGTCAAACTCGCTGGATGATTAATGAACCTATCTTCCAAAAGTATCTTCCAGAGTTTGAAGGTAGTGGTCAAACTGTATCTTATTACATGAAATCTGCTTACTACTGGTTGGGATGGGGAATCAAAGGAAATCGTGAGATTTACGCATATAATTATGTAAATAAATTAGTATATACATAAAGGTAAAAATGCAGTACGAAATCAGAGACAATTTTTTCAGTTCTGAAGATCACCAAAGACTATGGGAAGAACTTTGTGAAAGTGGGGATTACTTATATGTAGATCTAGATGGTGTCACAAATTCTGAAAAATATATGCCACATGCTATTGCCGATTTTGGGCCAGAATATCGCACTCAAGAAGAACTTGATGCTGCAATTGAAGCAAAAAGAGTAGAGTATGAAGCAAATCCATGGTTACATACGTATGGTGAAGAAACCCCAGAATCTTTTTATGTCTGGGACCATTTTGATGAACTTACATTAGATCGTTGTCCAAAAAAAGAAGAACTTTGGAAGATACTTGTCGATAAAATTTCTGAACAGTTTCCAGATTATGCTGGCCAAACTCCCATCGAAATAACTTCAAAGCGTATACTGCCCAATGAAGTTACATGTATCCATCATAAAGATACTGAGGATGATAGTACAACATTTTTGTATTTTGTAAATACGGAATGGCATAGGAATACGAATGGAATTTTAGAATTCTTCAATGAAGAAGACAAAACTTCTGTAGGAATCTATCCAATTCCAAATAGAATTGTAAGGTATCCTGGAAATCAACCTCACAAAGATCATTCATTTGATGACGATCCACAAACTATGGATGATGATATTGACAAAGGATATGGTCGTATTACAATCTCAATAAGATATGAAAGATCTTATTCTTAATGGGTGATTTAAGTAAGTATACTTTTGGAGGACTTGACAGAGAACCAGCTAATCTGCTAAGATTAATAAGTGAACTTGAGGGGTCATATCAACTCCTCAAGTACATGGGGTTCCAAGAAGATATGGACACCATCAATGAAATGAAAAAGAGGTACTACAAACTCTATTTCAAACTCAACAAAGAGTTAACAAACAAGGGCAAGTAGCTCAGTGGAATAGAGCAAGGCACTTCTAATGCCTCGGTCGGGGGTTCGAGTCCCTCCTTGCCCGTTGGGGGAGTATATAAAAAGATCTTCTCTATGCAGAAGCGCCCCCTTTCAATCCCCTGTAGCTCAATCAGGCAGAGCGCCAAACTGTTAATTTGGATGTTACTGGTTCGATTCCAGTCGGGGGAGTATGCGGGATTAGTTTAGAGGCAAAACTAAAGGTTTCCAACCTTTCGTCACCAGTTCGATTCTGGTATTCCGCTTATAGTTGGATTAAAAAGATACATATATAAATGAAAAAAAGAAAGTCTATTTGGAGGCTCTGGGCAAAAGCATTATGACAAAAAACTGGTAAGGATGATTATGAGGCAGATGTTGTTGCAATTGTTCGCACGACTATATTTGCTTCTTATCTAATTACAAACTGTTTTATTATTTCAGGAGTAGTCAGGCATTGGAATGAAAAAGAAGACTCTAAAAAAGTTAATACAGAAACCATTACGATTCCATCATCAAGATGTTCATGAGGAATTAGATTCTATAAAAGGGAAGTTAGATTATGTTATCTGTCAGATGCAAAATTTGCAACAAAGAGTTGATATCGAGTTGCAAGACCCAAAGTTGTGGGTGTCCGAATATGATGACGATTATCTCAGATAAGATCACAGCTAAAGATCTTAGTGACGTTGTATTGTTAAATTCTAACAACAATCTAAAGAAGGGTAGCACCTTCAGCAATCAAGAACTAGAATACCAAGAGAACAGGCGGAAACGCAAGGCTCGCAAACTCGATTTTGAAATCCGATGATTAACCTAGACCAACGCTATCACGATTACCTTCACACCAATAAGTGTTTTAACATTGATGGTGTCTGTGAAAAAGTAAAAGCTTATGGTTATACTTGTAATAGTAATGAGATCACTGGTTATTATGTTTCAACAGAAAACAAAAAATTATATTATGACATGAATGAAAAATTTCTTAGAATGGATTCTGTTAAAGTCAAATCTGTTAAATAAAACTAATATGTAAACTCATGGAACTACAATCATCGGAAAAACAGTTTGTATATGAGATGCTTTCTAGACAAGTTACCGAGTGTAATGACATCGAAGAAGTAAAAGATATATTATTGCAATATGCAATGCTTTATTTAAAACAACAAGAAGTTTTATCTTGTTTGGGTCCACCTCCTACAATAAAAATCTAAAAACATGTCCGACCTCAACTTGTCCGATTTAAAATTGGAACGTAAGGAATGCCCTAAATGTGGGGCTGTCTGGATGAACGGTCAACATTACTGGCATACAGGTGCAATGGGATCCGATTTGGATCTTGCTGGATTAGTTTGCAACAATCATGGTGATGCCAATTGTATCAACCCTCTCAAGGGCATAGAAGGTGGGGACACATGGGCTGATCGCTATGTGGACCTGACAAATGATTTCGCAGATCTTCACAAAAAAATGACTGACGAGTATGAAAAGGATTGACATCCGTCTCTCAATCCCTTATAATGACTAGGTAATCAATCAAACCCATGACACTGCCATCTAAGTTCAAGAAAGACATTCAAACTCTTCGTGGTGCTTCTAACGGTGATTTTCTCTTGGATGTAAAAAATCCAAAACTCTTCAAGAAAGTTCGTCGTTATTATGAGAATGAAGGAGTTGTTTTTTCTGGTGATCCTCTTGATGATTATGAAATTCTGATGGAACAAATCTACGCTGATCTTGAAATAGTAGAGGTAAAGTGATGAAAGTTCTTCTAGAACGCTTTCCTTATCGTTATGTTGAATGTGGTACGTTGGAAATCAACGATATGCCAGACTATCGCATTCAAAAAGCAGACAGTTGGACTAAACGTTATAGTGACATGTATCTTTGTGACAATCAAATGCAACTTATGACTGCAATGGAAGATTTTGAATACACTAAATGGCTTGATCCTGCTGGTGTACCTAACTACGTAAGAGATATTGTAAGACGTGATTGAAACTTTTAAACCACCATTTATTTTTTGGACAGAGATTCCAAATCACAAACAAATAAAAGAAAAGTATTTACCTCAAATCAAAAAAAGTTTTGAGGAAAATAAAGAATCTATGGTAGTTTCTCGATGGAACTGTGAAGATTCTTATTCTTCTATTGATGTTTCAACTCCTTTTCTTAGAGAAACCGAGTTTGCAGACTCTGTTATTTGGGATCCTTTGGATCAAATGCTTTCCGAGGTTGATATCTGCCAATATCCCATAGAAAGTGAATTGTCAAATATATGGTTTAATTATTACGTCAAGAGTGGATATCAAGAAGTCCATATTCATGATGGAGCTAACTTTCCATCTTTTTCTGGAATTTATTTGATGGACGTTAATGAACCAAATACAACAGGTTTTATTGTGATGGATCAAATACATTATCTAAATTCTACAATTTTAACAAAAGATATTAAAGAAGGTAGTGTAGTACTATTTCCCTCAAATTTACCTCATTATGTCAATCCAGTAAAAGATAATAGACATACAGTTTCATTTAATATTATATCAAAATTTAAATAATATATTTGACCCCGTTGGTAAGGGTCACAAAACATGCCAACTGGCGAGCCTGATCCCAAAAAGACCCTTGACAATGAGGGTCTTTTTTAGTATGATACATAGGAAGGAATTTAAATTAAAACATGTCCGAATATAAAAAAACAGCATTGGTCCTAGGTGCTGGTGGATTTATCGGGAGTCATATGGTAAAGCGCCTTCGAGCAGAAGGCTATTGGGTGCGTGGTGTTGATCTGAAGAGACCAGAATATTCAGACACTGAAGCAAACGAGTTTATTCAAGGTGACTTGCGTGATAGAAGTTTTGTTCGTCGTTGTATTCGTACCACTGGTATCAATGGTGGGTTCTATGCACAGATTGTAGATAAGTTTCTGTCACCTTTTGATGAGATCTATCAGTTTGCTGCTGATATGGGTGGTGCAGGATTCGTATTCACTGGTGAGAATGATGCAGATATCATGCACAACTCAGTGTCTATCAATCTGAATGTACTTGAAGAACAACATCTTCTTAATCTGGATAAGGATACAAACAAGACTAAAATTTTCTATTCTGGTTCTGCTTGCATGTATCCAGAGCACAATCAATTAGACCCTGATAACCCCGATTGCCGTGAAGAATCTGCGTACCCTGCTGCTCCTGATTCAGAGTACGGCTGGGAAAAACTCTTTAGTGAAAGACTTTACTTTGCTTACAACCGTAATCATGGCATTCCTGTTCGGGTTGCTCGCTATCACAACATCTTTGGCCCCGAAGGAACCTGGGACGGTGGAAGAGAGAAGGCACCAGCTGCAATCAGCCGTAAAGTCGCTTACCTCCCAGAGGTCGGTGGAGCTATCGAGGTGTGGGGAGATGGCCTACAAACTCGTTCCTTCCTGTACATTGACGAATGCATTGAAGCGACTAGACGATTGATGGACAGTGACTTTATGGGACCAGTTAATATTGGTTCTGAAGAGATGGTCACTATTAACGAATTGGTTGAGATTGCTGCTAAAGTTTCTGGTAAGGTTGTTAGGAAGAAGTATAAACTGGATGCACCTCAGGGTGTACGTGGACGCAATTCTAATAATGATCTAATTAGTGAGAAACTTGGTTGGGATTATTCACAGTCACTAGAAGAAGGTATTCGCAAAACATATGAATGGATTGGGGTTCAAATTGAAAATGAAAAATTTTAAACTTTTTTGTGACAGTTTTACCCATCTAACGAACGGAAACAAAGGATATACAACTCACGGAAAAGAATCCAAATACATTAGATGGGCTCATGAGGGGCATCAGAATCAATCGGCAACATTCTCAAAACTTCAACAGGGTGATCAAACCTTTTATGTTGATAAGTTTTTACCCCTTGGATTAAAGGATACACAAAGTCAAACAAAATACGGAATGATTTTGGAATGTGGTTGGATGATGCAACCACTAATTGATGATGTAAAACAAAAACTAACAGAATACATGAACTGTTATGAATATATTTTTACATGGTCAGAAGAGTTGTGTAATCTCCATGAACGGATTAAGTGGATTCCTGGATCTGGTTCATGGATTCGTGAACCACAAATCTATCCAAAGAGTAAGTTAGTATCAATTATTTCATCTAACAATTCTTTCTTGCCTGGTCATCAAGACCGCCTACATATGGTAGAGCAACTTAAAGATTATGCTCCTTTGTTTGGACGTGGATTCAACGAAGTAGAATACAAAGAAGAAGCCTTAGCAGATTATATGTTCTCAGTGGCAATTGAGAATATGGATAACTGGTTTACTGAAAAACTTCTAGATTGTTTCTTATGTGGTACTGTTCCAATTTTCTATGGGACGCCAAATATTGGCAAATGGTTCAATACTGACGGTATCATTATCTTGGACGATAATTTTGATATTGAAGCACTTACCGAAGAAATGTATCACGAAAGAAAAGATGCCATTGAAGATAATTTCAATCGTGCTTTAAAAATGGAAGTTGTTGAAGATTTTATCTGGGAAAATTATTTCGCATGAAACCTTGTTTAATTCATCATCCTGCAGGTATTGGGGATATTTTTTATCTCCAATCTGTAGCAAGAAAGTATATCTCCATGGGTTATGATGTTGTCTGGCCTATAAAAGATAAACTTATGTGGATGGCAGAATATATTCCAGATATTAATTTTGTTTCTGAAAATAGTGAATTTCCATTGAAACAATACTGGGGCCAAGATGCAGTTATCGCAACTCCACAATATGCATATCTGGGAATCATGCGACCTCACTTATGGGGTATCGGTGATTCTCTTATTATGTCATCTAAGTATTCTGTTCTTGGTTGGGATTCAGATATTTGGAGAGATAACTTCAAATATAATAGGAACAAAGAAAAGGAAGATGAATTGTATTATAATGTTCTTGGTTTGAGTGATGATAGTGAATATGTGTATGTGAATCAGTTTTATAATACTGAAAATAAAACACATGAATTATTTGATGAAAAGGTATTTGATTATCCAATCGTCCTGAATCAAATCATTGACGGATTTACTCCTTTTGATTGGTGCAAAGTATTTGAAAATGCCAAAGAGATTTATACTCGACCAACATCAATCAGTTTTATCATTGATACTTTGAAAATAAACGCTAAAGTTTACTATTATACTTTCGACAAAGAAAACTACGATCAAGTTCATTACATCTTTAACAATGTCACAGAATACATTAGCAATGATTGATAACTACGAGAGAACTCCTGAGGGAATAGTTCGTCAAGTAAATGTTGAACCAATCTCATATGACAAATCATATGTTGAGAACAGTTACGTTAGGTATGGTGAGGCTACAAACTACATGTCTCATCTAAGACTTGGTAATATTATTGGAACACTTGGTTTTGTTCCTGAAAGTATTCTTGATGTTGGATATGGCAATGGATCTTTTCTGGAAGCCTCTTCAAAAATAATTCCAAATTGCTACGGTCACGATATTTCAACATATCCTATTCCACCTAAGTGTAAGTTTGTTGAAGATATTACTAGTAGTTTCTTTGAGGTTATTACCTTCTTTGATTCACTAGAGCATTTTGAAGATATTGATTTTGTAAAGGATCTGAAGTGTGATTTTGCCTGTATTACGGTTCCAAATTGTCACTATATAGATGATGAATGGTTTTTAAATTGGAAGCATAGACGACCCGATGAGCATCTATGGCATTTCAATGAAGAATCTCTCGTTAGATTTATGAATTTAAGAGGATTTTATCTATTGACTTCTAGTAATATTGAAGATACAATTAGAAAAAATCTAAATCAAAAAGAAGACAACATTTTGACCTGTATTTTTGGGAGACGTTGAAAATGGGACAACTGAATGAAGCAGTACGAATCAAAGAAGTACTTGATTACTATGATATCGAAAATTTTGTAGAGACTGGAACAGGTAAAGCTGAAGTTGTGAGGACTGTTGTAGATGCAGATCCCAATCAAAATATTCATACCATTGAGATCATGGAAGATGTGTATAAATTTAATATGAAAAAGTTTCATTATCTTGAAAATGTAAATTGGCATCTGGGAAATTCGTTTGAAGTTATTCCTAAAATTCTTTCAGAACTAAAATCAAATACTTTATTCTGGTTGGATGCTCACTTCCCAGCCACGATGGGTAAAGATAATCTAATCTTTGATTATGGTCTTGAACCTGATCTTGACAAGAGACTTCCTCTTCAAAAAGAACTGGAGATTATTACATCTCTTCGTGATGTGAGTAATGATGCCTTTGTTATTGATGATCTTCGCATCTATGAAGATGGAGATTTTGAGACTGGAAACTGGGATGAGAGGTCTAAGTATGGTGGAGATGGTATCGATTTCATCGAAGAACTATTTGGCGAAACTCATTGTGTCATTAGATCTTATAATGCTCAAGGATTCATTATTCTTCTACCACTATCAACCAAAGATGAAGACTTTGAAAAACTATTGTTGATGTGATGAAAGTAGGATTAATTTATCAACCATGTGGTCTTGGTGATATCCTATTCATGCAGAAATTGGGATATCACATTCATGATCAGGGGTACAAAGTTTATTGGCCAGTAATTCATGAATTCAAATGGCTCAATGATTACATTGATGATTTTGAATTTGTCTCTTGGGAGGACGAGGGTAATCCAACTAGCACGATTCCAGATGCTCCACAGTTTCCTTTTAAAGAAGAATACGTTCTTGGTGCCCCAAATAAGATCACCGATGAGTTATATTTCCTTCAGGGATGTGGATATCATGAGCAGATGAAAGGTAAATATGAGAGAGCAGGAGTAGACTGGCAGGATTATGGGGATTATATTAAGTTCAACAGAAACAAAGAAAAAGAAGATGAACTTTTTTATAATGTATTGGGTCTAAATGATGATGAAGAATATGTATATGTAAATCGAATTTATTTCCCCAGAGCTGATGGTTTTAAGGATAACATATCTACAGATCCAAAAGATTATGATGGTAAAAGAGTAATTGAAAATAAAATCATTCCTGGTTATACTCTATTTGATTGGTGTAAAGTTTTAGAAAAAGCATCTGCATTATTCATGATGGAGACCTCTATTAATTACCTATTGGAATCTCCTCAAATGTATGATACAATAGCAAAGAAACCTTTGTATCTTTGGAATAGATGGAATCATTTTAATGATGTTTCTTATCTGCATAAATTACCTTGGAAATATCAATACCTATGATTGAAACAGTAGAATATAAGAGACACTTTTACCCAAAGTTCCAGACTGAAGGTAATGCATCTCAGTTTGCTATTCCTTTTGCACTACATGTTTGCAAAGGTCTTGGTTATGATATTGGATGTATGAAACCAGAGTGGGCTTTACCTAATGCCACTCCTATTGATCTTGATTTTGATGATCCATGGGATGCTGATAATCTTCCAGAAAATGTTTCTCCAGACTACATCTTTTCTAGTCATTGCTTGGAACATGTTCCTGACTGGGTGGCTACTATGGATTACTGGCATAATAAACTTACAGTCGGTGGAACTTTATTTTTATATCTTCCTGATTTTAGTCAAAGGTATTGGAGACCTTGGAATAATTACAAGCATAAGCATGTATTCACTCCAGAAATTATTGAACAATATATGTTTGATCGTGGATATAAAAATGTGTTTGTATCAGGTATAGATCTCAATAATTCATTCATGGTAATGGGACAAAAATGAAACTGAGACCCAAACTAATTTTTGTGAATGGATGCTTTGATATCTTACATCCTGGTCATATTAAAATGTTTGAACATGCAAGAAGTCTTGGAACCAAATTGATTGTTGCCATTGACTCTGATCAAAAGGTAAAACAAATGAAAGGTGATTCAAGACCTATTAACAATCAAGATGATAGAAAATTTATTCTTGAGGCCATTCGATACATAGATGAGGTAATCATTTTTAATTCTAAAGATGAACTACAGGAACTTGTCAAAACGATAAAACCTGCTATAATGATGGTTGGATCTGATTATAAAGGAAAGGAAGTTGTAGGGTCTGATTATGCAAAGGAAGTTAGGTTTTTCACCAAAGTCGAAGGATACTCTACAAGTAAAATCATTGAAAGTATTACTGATCGGAGAGTCTTGTGTTGATGAATATCATTATGGAGAGTGTCGCAGGTTGAGTCCTGAGGCACCAGTTCCTGTTTTTGACTGGAATTATACCAAAGTCTTCCCTGGAATGGCCTCAAATGTTAAAGCAAACATTGAGGCCTTTGGATGTCAGGTAGACTTTATCTCCAATGATCCAGAGGAACTGACTAAAAAAAGATATATTGATGATAGATCTGGGCAACAACTATTGAGAGTTGATTCTGGAAAATTAGTAAGTCAACCATTGACAGAATCAGACTTCTATAAAAAATGTGGAAGAATTCCAAACGAACTAAATTATTATGATGCAATCATTTTTTCCGACTATGAAAAGGGATTGATTTCTTGGAATGTGGCAAATCTAATTTGTTCAAATTATACGGGAAAGATATTCGTTGATTCCAAAAAAACTGATCTTACCTGCTATGAAAATGCATTTCTAAAGATCAATGAATTTGAAGAGGAAGAAGCATTAGATTGGTCAGAAAATTCTGAAGTCATTGTAACCTTAGGAAAGGCAGGCGCAAAGTGGGATGATTCATACTTTCCTGCACCTAAAGTTGATGTCTATGATGTTACTGGGGCTGGAGATGTTTTCCTTGCAACTTTTGCAACTTTACATGCATCTGGAGAAACTATTCAGTCATCAATCAAAAAAGCAATTTTGATGGCATCTAAATCAGTACAACACTCTGGCACATATCAACTACACAAAGACGACATTGATGAAATACTATGAAAGTATTAAATTTTTTAAGACCTGAAAATGGTCTCACGGAAGATCCTCTTTATTATCTAAACTTTGAAAAGTATGAAGATGTAGCAAGAGATTGTTACTTGTTCATGGCAGACTTTTATGGTGACTTGTATTCTGGTAAGTATGAAGACAAGGAGAAAGTAGTTCTTACGTTAGAGGAACCAAACTTTTGTGTGAATCCTGGAGCTAAAGTCAAACTTCATGAAGTTGCAGATAAGATTCTAACACTGTGCCCATACACAGCAGAACTATTTGATAATAGGGAGTTAGTTTTCTTCCCATTTAGTGAAGATTGGATTCCACCAGATCATGAAAAGGTTATTGATGTCTCTTATTTCGGTAGTCTTCCTAAGACAATAAACTGGAAGAGTTATATTGAAAACGTATTTACAAAGTATAACTTTAGATTTGGCCATTACAGTATGGGAAATGTTCCCAGGTGTTCCTATTCTGATAAGATGAAAATTTTATCCGCTAGTAAAGTCTCCGTGGTTCATGGTATATGTAATATTGATACTAGTATTGTCCACATGTATCGCAATTTCCCCAAAGGAGAGAACAATAAAGCATTCAGTGAATTGGAAAAAGGATGGGCACCTCAGATTAAATCTAGAATGTTCGAGGCAGCATTTTCTAAATGTGTTATACTATGCCAAAGAGATCCTTGGAATCCAATTGAGTATTTCTTTACACCAGATAAAGACTTTTTATACTTTGATGATGAAGAAGATCTAAAGAGACAACTTGATTGCGTCATCAATAACTATGATCTATTTGACCAGATGAGAGAAAACGCCTATAATAAGGCTGTGAATAACTATACAACCAAGCATTTTGTTGAGAAGTATCTAAAATGAAAAAGTTTATCGTAACTACAACCATCAATAGGCCCACACGGGCAACCATGAACTTCTCTGCGATGCCTGGGTGGACCCTGGTGGTCGTTGGGGATAAAAAGACCCCACATCATCTATATGAAGAGTTAAACTGTGTATATCTGCATCCAGATATGCAGGAGGTTAATTGGAAAGAACTATCCGATACCATTGGTTGGAATAGTATTCAACGTAGGAACATTGGTTTTGTTTATGCATACGAGCAAGGTGCAGATGTTATTGCAACTGTTGATGATGACAATATTCCATGTGCAGATTGGGGAAAGGATCTTTTAATTGGCAAGACAATTGAGTTTGATTTGTATGAATCTTCTACTGAAGTTTTTGATCCTCTGTGTGTAACCAATCATCCTGAACTATGGCATCGTGGATTCCCAATCCAGCAAGTCACCAATCGTCATGAGACACGTTATGTTGGTAAAGATGAGCGTAAAGTATTGATTCAGGCTGATCTATGGGATGGTGATCCTGATATTGATGCAATGGCACGTCTGACAATGAAACCATGCGTCAAGTTCAACATTGAGAAACCCTATGGTTCTAACTGCATCTCACCATTCAACAGTCAGAATACTTTCTTGGCCCGTGAGGTGATCCCATACTATACAGTTCTTCCTCATATTGGACGTATGGATGATATCTGGGGTGGTTACATTGCACAACTTAAGTTCCCTCAGAGTGTTGTGTACAACAAAGCATCTGTCTATCAAGATCGTAATGTTCAGGATCTTATTACCAACCTAGAGAAGGAGATTATCGGTTATCGTTACACTCAAGATCTTCTGTACAATCTGAATCTCTGGAAGCAGTATGTTCCTCAAGAGACTGTTGAATTCTATGAGGCATATCGGAGGTGCTTTAAGTGATGCGTTATGTAATTGACATAGATGGAACTATTTGTTTTTCTGGTAAATATGATGAAAAGAGATATACTCATGCAACTCCAAGATGGGATAGAATTCAGGAAATAAATAAATTGTATGATGAAGGCAACTACGTTGTCTATTTGACTGCTAGAGGTATGGGTAGATTTGACAATTCCCGCGAGTTGGCGGAAAAAGAATTCTACACTTTCACTGAGGCTCAATTGAAGTCTTGGGGGTGCAAGTACCATGAACTTCATCTTGGTAAACCTTCTGGTGATTATTACATTGACGACAAAGGAATCAGTGACAATGACTTCTTCACAAAACGGCCCGATAAAATTTGTTCCTAAAGGATGGGGTTACGAAAAGTGGATCACAAATGGTCCACTTTACTGTGGCAAAATCCTATTTTTTTGTAAAGGAAAGAGATGCTCCTGGCACTATCATAAGCAAAAAGATGAAGTCTTCTATGTACAAAGTGGAAGTCTTAATGTATACTGGAGTGAGTTTGATGACTTTGAGATGGCATATCTCAAGGTTTTGAAAGCAGGTGAAAAGTTTCATGTTCCTACTGGCATGAGACATCGTATGGAAGCATTGGAAGACACTGTAATGTTTGAGTTCTCGACAGAACATTTTGATGAAGATAGTATTCGTATTGAAAAAGGAGACTGATGAAGATTACCGTTCTTGGATCAAGTGGCCAAATTGGTGCATACTTGACAACATATCTTCGCGAGAAGAATCATGAAGTAACTGAGTTTGATGTTGCCAGACATCATGGTGAAGATTTGACTCAGATTCCCAATCATAATCTTGACCGTGCAATCAAGAATGCAGACTTTGTATTTTTTCTTGCATTTGATGTTGGTGGATCAAGATATCTGAAGAAGTATCAGCATACTTTTGACTTCCTCAATAATAATGCGCGAATGATGGTCAATGTATTTGATCTTCTAAAAAAATATAATAAGCGTTTTGTGTTTGCATCATCTCAGATGAGCAACATGAGTTACTCTCCCTATGGTGCTGCCAAGAAAATGGGAGAACTATACACCAAATCTTTGAATGGTTTGACTGTTAAGTTTTGGAATGTCTATGGTATTGAAAATGACATGGCAAAGGCTCATGTAATTACCGACTTTATCCGTAAGGGATTTGAGGAAGGTGATTTTGAGATGATGACAGATGGTACTGAGGAGCGTCAGTTCTTGTATGCAGAAGACTGTTGTGAGGCACTGGAAACGGTAATGGAATCCTATACTGATTTCAAACCAGAAGATCCTTTACATATTACATCTTTCCATTCGACTACAATTAGAGAAGTTGCACATATCATTCAGGGATGTTTCAATATAATTGAAAAACCTATCAAGATTGAACCTGGACTTGCCAAGGATTCTGTGCAACTAGATAAGAGGAATGGGGCTGATACTTATATTACTGGTTGGTGGTTGCCTAAAACTAACCTACAGAATGGTATCAATAAAGTCTTTGAAGAAATGGCAAAACATTATGGGAGCGTATCATGAGTATTTCATTTAATGATTTGGGTAGAGCTGGAAGATTTGGTAATCAACTCTTTCAATATGCTGCACTAAGGTCAATTGCAAAGCATCGTGGGTTTCATTGGATGATTCCTGGCCCCGATGCAGTCAGACCAGATAACTATGGTTTGTTTGAGTGTTTCAAACTTGATGGATGTAAACCAGAAAATATTGGAGAACAACAACGTCGTCAAATTTCTTGGAGAGAATTTCATTTTAATCAGGAACTATTTGATCAGTGCCCTGATAATATCGATCTTGATGGATATTTCCAAACAGATCGGTATATGCGTGAAGCAAATATGGAAGATGAGATTCGCAAGGATTATACATTCAAAGATGAGTGGAAAGATCCTTGTGTTGAATTCATGAATGAACTTCAGAATGATAATCTAATCTTTCTGCACATCCGTAGAGGAAATCCTAATGTGCAAGGGGTGAGGGGGGAAAAGTGGTCCTATCAACTACTACAACACACTCACCCTCTAATGAAGGAGGATTACTACAGACAATCTTTGGCACAATTTCCTGAAGATACTCAGGTTATGGTTGTATCAGATGTTATTGAATGGGCTAAGAAGCAACCTTATCTACAGGGAGATCGTTTCATATTCTCTGATAATTCCAAGATGCAATTTAATGATGGGGCATCAGTTCCTTATGTTGATCTCTGTCTGATGTCAATGTGCAAAGGTGCTATTATTGCTAACAGTTCTCTTAGTTGGTGGGGTGCATGGTTGCAAGGTGGAACAGGCAAAGTGATTGCACCTAAGCCTTGGTTTGGTCCAGCAGTTTCTCATTACAACATGGATGATCTTATTCCTGATCAATGGGTAGAACTATACAATGATCCAAGTGAGGTTCCCCCTGAATATGAATGATCTAACTTATATTCTTCCAACAAAAATTGAGTCCGAAGATCGCCTTAAAAATGTAATCACTTCAGTATCTTACATACTTACCAAGTTTCCAAAAGCAAAGGTTCTTGTTAAAGAGGTAGATACCAGATCTGTTTTCAAGTTCAGAGCACTTCCAGAAATCAAAAAGATTGCTCCTATTGAGAACCTTTCTCATGTATTTGAAGAGAACTCTGACAATCTATTTCATAAGACTAGGATCCTAAATGATCTCATTCTTATGGCTGATACTAAGGTTATTTGTAGTCATGATGTTGATGTTGTATACCCAGTACAATCACATGTGATGGCCTATGAGTCAATCATAAATGATAATGTGGATGTTGTTTATCCTTATGGTTGTGGTGTCTGGCAATATCAGGTAGACTATTCAATGGAAACATTTGAAAAGTTTATCAACTCTGGTCACGACCTGAATGTCATTGCTGATAAATGTAGAACCGAGTCATCAACTATTGGGTGGACTCAGTTCTATCATAGAGATGCTGTAATTAAAGGTGGACTGTGGAATGAAGAGTTTATTTCATGGGGCGCAGAAGATTGTGAGTTCTATTACAGATTCAATGCAATAGGATATAGAGTCGGTAGAATTGATGGCCCTATCTGGCATTTTGAGCACGGTAGGTCACATAATTCTCACTATAACAATCCAAAGTTCATGGAGAATCATCAACTCTGGCAAAGACTTAGAAACACTCCAAAGGAAGAACTAGTTTCGTATTATCAAAATGTACCATACCTGAAGAATAGAAATGCTAGCCTTTAATCATCTAGGACAACTCGGTAGACTTGGAAATCAGATGTTCCAATATGCCTCTCTAAGAGGTATTGCTGCACGTCGTGGTTACGATTTCAGTATTCCAAAATCTAATTTTGAAAATGAGTGGTATGAGCATCAACTCTTTGAAGTCTTTGAATTGCCACATCTACCAAAGCCCAATATTGGAATGTTGGATATGGGTCATGCTCCCTTTGCAAAAGAGAGGGGATTTGAATTTGATGAACTTCTTTTCAATCAATGTCCCAATGATGTTTCTTTGTGGGGATTCTATCAGTCTGAAAAATATTTCAAACACATTGAAGCGAGTATTAGAGAAGACTTTACTTTCCGAGAAGAGATTCGCACTCCCTGTGAAGAAATCTTCCAATGGGATAATCCAATCTCACTTCATGTAAGAAGAACTGATTATATTCAGAATAGTGACAATCATTATAATCTAGGTATGGATTATTATGAAAAGGCCCTGAATGAATTTGAACCAGATCGTCATGTTCTTGTATTCTCTGATGATCCACAATGGTGCGTAGAACATAAATTGTTTGAGGGTGATAGGTTCTGCATATCTGAGACCAATGACAATCGTCTTGATCTTTGCCTAATGTCAATGTGTAAGACACATATTATTGCCAACTCATCATTCTCCTGGTGGGGAGCATGGCTATCTGGATCTGATGATGTTATTGCACCAATGAAATGGTTTGGTCCAAACAATAAAGACAAATCTTTAACGGATTTGATTCCTGAAAACTGGAAGCAATTGGATTCTAATTGATATGGATAAGAATAAGTCTACGTTTAAACTGAAGGGCATTCCTCACATCTATTACATCAACCTTGATGATAAGGAAGATCGTCGTAGGTATATGGAGGATCAGTTTGAGTATTGGGGTATTGAAAACTATACTAGAATCTCAGCCTGTGATGGACGTGATGATGATTTGAGTGATATTCTGACTGGTAGATATCCAGAGAATATGACTTCTGGTGAAGTTGGATGTACAACATCTCACCTAAAGGCACTGAAGTACTGGTTGGAAAATAGTGATGATCAGTATTTGATCATGATGGAAGATGATTGTGATATCACTACAGTCAAGCATTGGGGATTCACTTGGAAGCAGTTTGAATCAAAACTTCCTTATGACTTTGATGTTGTTCAATTGGCCATTATCAATCCACAGCAGGTTACTGTACGCCTCCACAAGCGGTTCGTAAATGACTTTTCTACTGCTTGTTACCTAATCACTCGTCATCATGCCCAGAAACTCGTTAGACTGCATTGTAGGGGTAACAAATTTAAATTGGATCAAGGTGTGAAGCCAAGACCAGTTGCCGATGATCTGATTTACAACTCTGGGAACACCTTCGCAATCCCTCTGTTCCTATACAAGATTGATCTTGGGTCAGATATTCACGACATTCATATTGAAGTATTTCACAAAGGGAGTTATAATGGACTCTGGGATTTCTGGAGAACGTCCGCCTCTCAAATTGAGGACTGGAATCCTTTCTTTGAATATGATCCATTCTATGGCACTTTGCCACCAGAATAGAACGCTTGACAAATCTTTAGGTTTCCTATATAATGTGTAAAGAAACATTACGGAGTGTAACATGACTGTAACAACTGAAGATGGTGGACGTACAAACATGTATGCTACTGAGCCCAGAATGTATATCTCTGAGACTGACGCAGAACGTTACGGTTATGAGTCATATGCCGAGCGAGCTGAGAAACTGAATGGACGCACTGCTATGGTTGGATTTGTTGCTGCTGTTGTCTCTTATGCTTTCAGTGGTAGCGTATTTTTCTTTGGTGTCTTCGGATTCTGACACCTGAAATTTGTCTGCTATAATAGTGGAATAGATAGGGAGAATAGTAAAACGAATGTCTAATCCCAATCAACTCTATGAAGACATGGAGAAACTGAATGCCCTTTACGAAGAACTCTGTTGGGCACATGATGATGAACTAGTATTCACACATGAAAATGGTAGAGTCATTGTTTACAACAAAACACAGGAGCAAAACAAATGAACGAAAACGCAGAACGCATCAACGGTATGGCAGCAATGATCGGAGTGATCGCTGCTCTTGGGGCATACGCTCTGACAGGCCAAATCATCCCTGGCATTTGGTAGACCGAACCTCTTTACACAAAAGACGTTTTATGTTATACTAAATAAATGGACGTAATTAATGTTACGTTTTACAACAGACTGATGAGTCTCAACTAATCGCTCATCAGTCTGTGTTATACTAATTTCAACGAGAGCACGTCGAGCTCTCTTTCATCCGTAGGTTAAACTCTACGAGACATACTTAAAGGTACAACAATGTTTAAATCTGTATTCGCAGCAACTGCTGCTCTTTCCGTTTCTGCTGGTGCTGCTTTCGCTGGCCCCTACGTCAATGTAGAAACCAACGCTGGCTGGACTGGTTCTGACTACAATGGAACTGCCACCGATCTTCACCTGGGCTATGAAGGCGCACTCGGTGAGAGTGCTTCATGGTACGTTCAGGGTGGTGCTACTGTAGTCTCTCCTGACGGCGCTGAGAGCGACACCGTTCCTTCTGGTAAGGCAGGTCTTGGTGTTGCACTGACCGAGCAACTAGGTGCATACGGTGAAGTCTCCTTCGCGGGCAGTGGCGACAGCGATATCGATCGTGGATACGGTGGTAAGTTGGGCGTCAAGTACAGCTTCTGATCGTTCATATAGACACATAAACATCTAGATGTTATAATGGGGGTGCGACGGCATCCCCCTTTTTTATGAAAAAATATTTTATAAACTTCATAACGAATCCAGGAACGCTGACCTCCCTTCTGATGTTGGGAACGATAGCATTCATAGGGGCATTACATAACCATGCCCACTTCGCAATGAATCAAGATGCAGATGCTTATGTGAGACAGTGGTGTAGATCATCCGCAGAAAACAAAAAGACCTGTATCAGTTATGGTGGAAACATGGACTACTGATATGAAGGTGAAACTTGTAACAGATCCAATACATTATCTTTATATTGAAGACTTGTATGATGATTATGAATTGGAAAAAATATGGATTGAATTGGACTATTTTCAATCATTAGATAATTCGCCATTTGGAGAAACATCTAGTGCAAAGATTGATGGTGAAAGATTGAAAAGAAATAGTGGATTTGATATAGATCAATATAGGTGCTCAAGTCTATTGAACTATAGTGAGAAAATTTTTGATATTCTTCGCACACAAGAAAATTCTTGGTTTTTTACAAATTTGTATCGACTAGGATTTGGTGGATTATTATCATATTATGACAATGGTGGTTACTATAAACCACATTATGACGGAGCCATAGTCACTGCTGTAACGTGGTTTCATAAAGATCCAAAATCTTATAGTGGTGGAAATTTTAACTTTACTGATTTTGATATATCTTTTGAATGTAAAAGTAATTCATGTGTAATATTTCCATCACAAGTAAATCATCATGTTGATCCAGTTATAGGGAAATGTGAAAGAGGCCATGGTAGATATTGCTACACACAGTTCCTACGTCATTGACACTTTTACAAAATTGTGTTATTGTATGGATCTACATAACGTAGATTACTTTATTCCTATGTCCGAGTTCCCAAAAGATTGGAGATATGCTGATGATAGGATGCAAATGAGAGCAGCAGTCTTTCGTGCTCTTAGCCATCACTTAGAAGAACATTGTCGATCAGTATATGAATTTTGTCATGACTGGGTGAGTCAAGGCAATCAAAATACAAACAACATTGAATTTTATTTTCAAAATTATTTGAAGGAGACAAAACGTGAACAAATTTATCAACTTGAAAAGTGTCTTGAACTCAATCCTAATTGGTACTTGCCTATTAGGGACGAGCCCGAGTCTGGCAAACCCTCTTAAAGATGACGAGTATTACTCTAACCATTCAATGGGATGTATGTTACTCGGTGAATGTACTGAAGGTGTAGAGAAAATCTATTCTATGTTGGATGTATCATCACAATATCCCAACCCAGAAAAGTTTACTGGAGTGACAGGTGAGTTTCATAATATGATTCACTCCTTGAATGAGATTGGAGTTAACGTATTCCTTGCTGATGAAAAGTATTTTCCAGTAGGACATCGTGGTGTCTATCATACTGTGAGTAATAACTTCTTCTTGAACAAAAGATTTATGGGTCGTCCTGGTGTATTGATGAGTGTCATGCGACATGAAGGATGGCATGCTGCACAAGATTGTATGGCAGGTACGATTGATAATAGTATGATTGCTATCATTAAACCCACAGATCAAGTGCCAATGTTATGGCGGGAAATGGTAGAACGTACCTATCCAGAGTCAGCATGGCCATGGGAGAAGGAAGCAACATGGGCAGGTAAGACAGAAGGTATGACTATGAATGCTCTCGCAGCATGTGCTGGTGGTAATATGTGGGAAGTTTATGACCCAACACCACTGACCCGTAAGTATCTGATAGATTATGGATACATTAAAGAGTAACCTATAAAATAAATAGAGCTGCCTTACTCTCAATTCATGGAATCAAATCCAAAGAAGAAAGAGGAAACCAAAAAGGAAAATAAATTTGAGTGGGCGGACGAGGGTGTATCAACTATTGTCCGCGTTGTTATTCTTGGATGGTCAGCAGCAATTCTGACTCTTAACTATGTGTCTATTCCTGGAATTCCTCAGAAAAATATAGATCCTACTTTTATTGCTAGTGTGTTTACTGGAACTTTAGCTACTTTCGGGGTCATGCCTGCTAAGAAGAAAGAGGAACAAAAACAAGCACCCACATTGGAGAAAAAAGATACAAAAATTGATTAAAGGTAATGAAATTTGAATTAGATGTTGATGATTATGCCATCATCCTCAATGCCTTACACTACTACAAAAAAGTAGAGAAGCGAGGTAATTTTAAGCAATACAATGAAGAACGTGTAAATAAGTTGAGAGATAAGATGGCATACCAATTAATTCCAAGTACATTTAGTAAAGGAAAAAACTAAAATGCAAAAACTAATTAACGCTCTCGCAGTTCTATCTTTCTTAGGAACTGCAACTATCGTAGGTGCTGGAACCTATGTCTATGTGAATAAAGATTCACTTATCGAACAAGCAAAAGAAGCAGCAACACAAGCAGCAACAGAAGCAGTCACTCAAGCACTTCCTGGAATGATGGATGGACTTATGCCAGAACTTCCTGATATGACTGGTGGTGCTATTCCTGCTGTTCCTAGCGTTGGTGGTGGAGCTCCTGCTGTAACTGGTCCTGCTTTACCTTTCTGATAATTTTCTGAGACCTTGTTAAATAGGTACAGTTATTATAATTATCATGGCACAATCAACATATAAGAATCGCCAAAAGAAAGAGGCGACTGAAACATTTTTCCTGTATGTATTTTTTCATTCTATGTTGACAGGAATTTTTAAATTATTTGAAGACTAATGCCTGAGATACCTATTATTACAGGTAGGGGCATTAGTATTAAAGGTATTAATATTAATACTATATCTACCTATGACTTTAATAATCCTTCAACATCACTACCATTAGCAGCTCCAGTAGTAGTAAACATTGGAACTCCTGTAGTTAATATACCAGGATGTGTTGAGGCGACTGAAACTAATACTGCTAAAAATAATCAACTACGAACGGATGATCCTAATGGTGTGGTTACAATTTGTGATTCTGGCGTTCCCAATTTTAATCCTCTTTCTTTTGAACCAAACCAGATGATTCTGTCGGGTCCACCTCAGGTGAACTCCCAAAAACCAGATAAACCAAAACCACCAGAAGCAAAAACAGATACACCACCTCCACCTCCACCAGCTACTGCTAATGTAGAATGCCCAACAAAGGTTCAGGTAGCACAAGAACCTGTAGGAACACTAGTAGAAGGATTTAGAAAAGAAGTTGTTGGATATAAACTTATTGATAAGACATGTGTTCAGATAACTGAATCAGTAGGAATCCCTACACAAATTCTTGCTGGTCTACCTAGTGGTGGACAGGTAATGCAGGTAGGTGGTATTGCTGTCATCGCTACATCATCAGCACTCATAGCAAAACCGTTGGCAGACATACTATTGAAAGTAGTCAAACCAACGGTTAAGAAAGTTATGAAAAAGATTTCTACCTTACGTGGTAAGAAACCTCCTATTTTGTCGTCAGGGGAGCGCCGAGCTGAGCAGCGTCAGATGAATCATGCAGTGAAGGCATTACGTTCTGTATTCCCGAGGAAGAAAAAGGGATAGCGTGAACATGTGGATGCTTATGTCCTGGTGGATTGTTTACCACAACATCAGCACACACACTATAGTAAGGACTCTTAGGATGAAATTGAATTCCTTTCAACTTTAACTCACCACAATTTTTAAGACGAGCTATCTCAAAGTCTAATCTTTTATTAGCTGTGAGTTGTTTCATCATCGCGATGTTAGAACTAGCTGCTTCTTTACAAAGATCTTGTAAGTTTTTATCCGTAGGTGTGCTCCATGTCATAGAGAACCCTAGACCTAGACTATAATTATCTTTCTGTCCTGTTCTAGTCCTTTTGTTGAAAATAATATCGCCAGGATTATCAATACGTCCATCTGGAATAGGTTTTCCATCATCATCGAAGGCACCGATGTTATCGGTAACATCATATACAGGATCCATATAGTATGGTTCATATGGTTTAGAAGCAGACATACTTCCTGTTACATACGGTGTGAAATTGCGAGTGGGACCTTGACATTGTATACCACCTCCGTATGTGTTTGTAATGTATGGTCCCTGAAGGACTTGTATAGCCTGGTTTGTAACGGAGCCTGAAGAGTTAGCAACAGGAGAAGCAGTAGCAGACACACCACCAATAGTCTCAGCATAAGAAGGAGATGCAAATAATAATGCAATTATTGGGAAAAAATGGAGGTTGTATCGGTTACGCTTGTAACCTCCGTTACTCTTTGAATAATTGTTTGATTTTGTAATCCAGGGCCGCTGTAAGTTTCTGTGAACTGAAACGCTGCTCCTGGTGTTGTTTGCGTGAACGATGGTTTGTTTGCTACTCCAGTCCATGATGAAGTCACTCCATTAATAGTTACATTGCTAGCACCTGTTCCTGGTGAAAGGTTTCCAGATGCTGATACACCAGTGCCAGTAGCAGAATACTGATACCCAGTGTTATAATCCATCGAGTTGATGGTCTCAGTTACTGTTTGAGTCGTCTCTGTATGGCTCGTCATTGAGCCCTGTGTGAAGTTGGGGATGACTGGAACCGCCATTACTGGAGTTCCAATCAAAAACATCATAAGAAATAATTTCTTCATGACTATTTACTCAATCTATTTAATATAGATTTCAGATACAAATTGGCCAGTAGCACTTGTACCTGCTCCACCTGCAGTCAATGACATGACACCAGCAGAATCGATAGAACCAGCCAAAGTACCAGCAACACCACCAGAAGTTGTCGTGACATTTCCAAACGCAGGTAAGGAAGGGACCACACCACTACTAACGGATGTTCCTGCTGTGTTGACTGCATCTCCGTAGACGAATCCTTCTGAAAAGGAAAATGCACTCCCTGCAGTAGTCACAGAGTATGCGCCTTGAATCTGAGTAGCAGCAGCACTGGTGCTACTAGGAGCTGTGATTCCACCAAAGGTTCCAGCAGTAATATTATTGCCACTTACTGCATATGTGGATCCCATTCTACTTGCCTGTGATGCAGCAGAATCAACTGTAAGTTGAACAGATGTAGACATTCTTGATGTAATATCGGCATGTGCGGGTGCCGTCAACATTAACATTCCCATGAGCACTAATGTTCTCTTCATGAAGACACCATTAGACTTATGTGGCTATTTATTGTTGAGCCCCTTGACAGGGGCCCCAGGCCGTGTTATTATAAATAAGTCAGCAAGTTAAGGAACCAACACATTTCTTAACGCTTCGTAACACTCCTCAAACCAAGACCTATAGGGTGTCTAAACACGTCTTTCATATCCTTGCCTTAGGGTGGCGAGGAAATAGTAAAACCATCATTTCCCTGATGATCTTACTTTTTTCAATTCAATGGCTACAACAACTCTTTCAAGGCAACAATCAACCTCACCATGGAATGATTTCTGTGAGTGGGTAACATCAACTAACAACCGTTTGTATGTTGGTTGGTTCGGTGTATTGATGATCCCAACTCTGTTGGCAGCAACCACCTGTTTTATTATCGCATTTATCGCAGCACCCCCAGTAGACATCGATGGCATACGTGAACCAGTTGCTGGATCGCTCCTCTACGGAAATAACATTATTTCAGGAGCAGTTGTCCCGTCTAGCAACGCAATCGGACTACACTTCTATCCCATTTGGGAAGCAGCCTCGCTTGACGAGTGGCTATACAACGGAGGACCATTTCAACTGGTCGTCTTTCACTTCCTTATCGGTATCTTCGCTTACATGGGACGTGAATGGGAACTTTCTTACCGATTAGGTATGCGTCCATGGATCTGTGTTGCCTACTCGGCACCAGTCGCTGCAGCATCTGCTGTGTTCCTCGTATATCCTTTTGGTCAAGGTTCTTTCTCTGATGCTATGCCTCTTGGTATCTCTGGTACTTTTAACTACATGCTTGTATTCCAAGCAGAACACAATATCCTTATGCACCCGTTCCACATGCTCGGTGTTGCTGGGGTATTCGGTGGATCTCTTTTCTCTGCTATGCACGGAAGTCTCGTTACTTCCTCACTTGTTCGTGAAACAACTGAAACAGAGTCACAGAACTACGGTTACAAGTTCGGTCAAGAAGAAGAGACATACAACATCGTTGCTGCCCACGGGTACTTCGGTCGCTTGATCTTCCAATACGCATCATTCAACAACTCACGTTCATTGCACTTCTTCCTTGCTGCATGGCCTGTTGTTGGTATCTGGTTCACTGCACTGGGCGTAAGCACCATGGCATTCAACCTCAACGGTTTCAACTTCAACCAGTCCATCCTTGATGGTCAAGGACGTGTGGTTAACACATGGGCAGATGTATTGAATCGTGCTGGTCTTGGTATGGAAGTTATGCATGAACGAAATGCTCATAATTTCCCTCTGGATCTTGCTGCTGTTGAGTCAACTCCTGTTGCTCTTATCGCACCTTCTATCGGTTAATATGGAACCTGGTAGTTTTCCCCCCATCACATCATATGTGGTGGGGTTTTTTATAGGTATTTTAACTATTGCAATTCCTTTAATTTGTGTGGTACTATTATGATTGGTAAACTTGATCCAGAGGAACGTATTATGAGTGACCTTCTTGATGAACCTTATTCTAGATATCTAGAATTGTCTCAGGTTGATGAAATTAAACAACTAATTGATAGGTATGGGTGGGAAGCATCAGATAAGATTGTAATTGAAATGGCTGGAACTCAAGTCTCTGGTATCGATGTTGGAGAAGAGTACAATAAGAAGTGGCAATCACCTATTGGTACTCGTAAGTGCAATAAAGAAGCATTTATTGTTATCAAAAACCTCTCCAGAGATCCATGGACTCCTTCTCAACCTATGGATAGAGAACACAAACCTCAACATCCATACTCATCATGAATCTGATAACAAAAGACAGTCCTCAGTATTTTGAATTAACATCTGAAGAATCTTATGATCGTCATGATTATAAAGTAGTGATGAAAGATGATAGATCATTCATCACTAACGATTGGGAAAATGCTCAACTCATCTGGTTTCAAAATCCATCACAATTAATATCACACATAGAGGTTTTGGATAAACTCAACACAACCACAGAAAAATCAAAAGGAGGATTTAAATAAAATGGTTGCTTCAACATTACAACAACAACGGAGAGGATGGTTTGATGTCCTGGACGACTGGGTTAAACGGGATCGCTTTGTCTTTGTGGGTTGGTCTGGATTATTACTTCTTCCCACTGCTTATCTGGCCATTGGCGGCTGGCTTACTGGCACAACTTTTGTTACGAGTTGGTACACCCACGGTCTTGCTAGTTCCTATCTTGAGGGTGCTAACTTTCTCACAGCAGCTGTCTCGACGCCTGCTGATGCTATGGGTCATTCTCTTCTTCTACTTTGGGGTCCTGAGTCTCAGGGGAATTTCCAGCGGTGGTGCCAACTTGGAGGGCTTTGGTCCTTTGTTGCTCTCCACGGTGCATTTGCCCTTATAGGTTTCATGCTCAGACAGTTTGAACTGTCACGTCTCATCGGTATCCGTCCCTACAATGCTATTGCGTTTTCTGGTCCTATCGCTGTATTTGTCAGTGTCTTTCTTATCTATCCACTGGGCCAGTCTTCATGGTTCTTTGCTCCCTCCTTTGGGGTAGCAGCAATCTTTAGATTCCTATTGTTCCTTCAGGGTTTCCATAACTGGACACTAAACCCCTTCCATATGATGGGAGTTGCTGGTATACTGGGTGGAGCATTGCTATCAGCAATCC